TCCAACAGCCAGATGCTTGATTATAAGCTAAAGGCATTCCAAATGATGCACTATGATCCGAATGCATTGTTTGACTATATTGGTGCCATCCACGAGTTGTTTTATCTGTTGTAATTTGGCCAACTAATGGATCATTCCAAAAATCTCCAAGATTAACAAATTCTGCTTCCATTAATGTAACAACAAAAACTCTTAAATCTTGAGCTGATACCTGTCCAGTTACATTATCTCCAAATAATGCTAAAATTTGCCCTCTTGTTCTTTGTGTATCTGCCACTGTACTTCTCCTTATATTATTATTGAATAAAATTTCAATATATTAAATATCTATTAAATAGATGGTTTTCTAAAACTAACATCAAATGCACCAAAATCAAATTCTCCTCCAAGATATGCATCAAATGCTGAACTAAAACTTTGATCAAATGCACCTGTTAAATAATCTTCAGATCCCGATGGTAATGAATCAAAAGCTGAACTAAATCCTAATCCAAATGCTGGTCCTTCAAAATCAAAAATCAATTTTGTATGCGCTGGCTTCAATTGATTTAATGTACATTGAAGTGGAGCTAATGATGGTGTAAACGATAATAAATCTCCAGATTGACTATTTCCAGCTGTAAAGTAAATAATATTTACTTCAGTTAAATCAATTGTAACCAACCAATAAAAAATAACATCTGAATCACCACAAGGGTCACCTGCTGCACCAACACCACAAATAAATGGACTAAATTCTGTAACTGTAATCATCCAGCCCATTGCTTCTGCAACATCAATAAAATATTGTGGAAATTGCTGACCTAATTGTATAAATTTGCTATGTACATTATTTCTTCTTTCTGTAACTGTTTCGCTTTCTTCAGAACAATCATCTGGCAAACCTAAATCATTTTCATGATCTGATAATAATTCATTTGTTGTTAGCGTATTTCTTTCAACTAATAAATCGCCTGATCTGCCATCAACTCTTGCAAATTCTTCTGCTTCTCCATATAAAAATTCAGTTAATATTGAACCATCATCTCTATTCCAAGCAAAGCCTTTTGGCAATAGTGATTGCAATAATCTTAAATATTCAATAGCAGTTCTCATATTTTAATAATCACTAAATGTTATTGTTCCCAATACTTGAACCTGGGAAATAGTTGATGTAATATCTATTGCTGGAGATGTCAATTTATGTCTTGATTCTCCAGTCGCCAAACTTATTGCCTCTGATACATTTGATAAATAAATTGTTGATCCGCCACCACCATCTCTTAAAAGCAAATCAGATATATTATCTTCAACAGCAGAACGTGCAGCAGCTGTATTTTCATATAAATTGATTGAAAAATCTATACTTTGCAAAGTATTTTCAATCATAAATATGCCAGGTGTTGCTGTTACAGGAGCACCAACATCTTCACCTGTTATTGGATCTTCATGCTCAATTATATAGGCTTTTGTTGCTGCTCTTTGTGTTGAATTTGGAATAATACTTGTATCATCGTCTCTAACAAATGAAAGCCCTATTGTGCCAACGCCCTGGTATTCTTCTGAAATCCAAGCTCTTGTGTTTCCTGATATTTCAAGCATCCATGCTATGTAATCAAAAGAGGCTCCTCCATGTGGTGGCTGTCTTTTTCTTGCCAACAATCTTGCCCTTAAAGCATCATCAGTTTCCTCATCTGTTCCATTAAAAATTCCATCAGAATCAACTGTAATTGATGTGCTTACACCAGCAATTGGACTAACAAATGTTAATGTTATTCCTGCATCATCATTAGAATCCGTGCCAGCAACTGTTGCTGTAAAATCTAATGTTGCTGTGCCAGTAGCAATTGTTGCATCTGTATCAACAATATACACATTGCCATCAGTTGAACTTAATTGAGTATCAGCTGGAATTGTAATTCCATTTGTGCCTGTTGCTTCTCCAGATCCTTCAGCAACAACAGCAGCTTTTCTTGGAATGCCATATTCAGAACTATGGGCTTCAAGCCCAGCCGAATCAGCAGTGCTAATAAATATTTGCTTAGCCATATAATCTAAATATTCATAAACAAGATGGAAAGCACCACCATTAACACGAGCAATTATGCTTAAAACAGATCTTCTTAAAAGAGAAGTTGCACCTGTTATTCTTGTTTGAAAATCAGATATTATTCTATTTATAATATCTTGTAACGAACTCCTTTGAAAAGGCATTATTTATTTCCTTTATATTTTATGCTGGAATTGCAATAGGTATTTCAACTGTATAAATTGATCCTTCAAGAGTTTCAATTGTAGCTCTTAAAGCAAGTCTGTCATTTCCTGGTGTTCCTTGTCTTTCCGATTCAACAAAAACACTTTTTACAATGTCATCTTCAAGCATCCATTCAAGTGCTTCTGTGCCATATTCTTTTGCTCTTTGTAAAACCGAATCAAGTGTTTTCTCTCTACTCAATAACCACAATTTTGAACCAATTCTATCGTTTTCAACATCAGATATTTCATCTCCCCACCAACCTCTTTTATCAGTGCTGCTTGGATCAGGCAAAATATCTTCATCATCTGCTCTTCTATCTGTAAGCCAAGATATAATAACAGCAGTAACTATTCCTGATTCAGTTTCTAAATCTTGATTTTCAATATCAAAAACAAAATCACCTTGCAACAAAGTAGTGTCAAAATTTATTCTTATATCTGTTGGTGTTGGTGTTGCCATATTTATATAGCCTTTGCTTTTGTTGTCATATGAGAGTTATCTAATAATACAGTTGGAATACCTGAATCATCTGGCCCAGCTGTAATAGCTGAATGCACATGATCATTAAAAAGAGTTTTAAATTCTTCATGTATTAATTTTCTTAGTGTTCCACCTCCACCACCAAGAGAAACAGTATTTGAATTAAGTGTTATAGATGAGCCTGCAATAGTTGTTGCTCCAACTATTGCTATGGTTGCTCCAGTTATTGTTATGGTTATTCCATCAATTGTAGTGGTGGTTGTATTAATATCAACAGTTTCACCATCAATTGTCAGCAATGGTGTAGTAATAGTTTTTGAAGTATCTAAAGTCTCTTCACTTTTATCTGCTGTTAAAGATGCAATTCTACCAGTTTTAAGCCAAAATCTAAAATCATTAACCAAATCTTCACTTGTATATAATGCAACTTCACCTTCTGATAAATTTTTTGGCCTATATCTTCTATCGTGAGCACAAAGAATTATACCTTGATCACGATTGCCATTTAAAAATGCTCCAAATAATTCTGCTTCAGTTAATGGATATGTTTCTAATCCATATTCTTGAAATCTTTCAGCATCAGTTATTGTTTCTCCTGCCAATGCAGTCAATTGTACTTTTTGAGTTCCTTCATCATTATTTATAAATTTTAAAATACCTCTACACATAGAAAGAAAAATTTTTCTTTTTATAGGATTAATTAATCTTATAAAATCATTAAATGTTATTGACATTATCTCCCACCTACTTTATTTCGCCATGAGGCTCTTGTTGCTATATTTTTTCCACTCTTCAAAGCTTGATTAAAATCTAAAGCTTTTGGATCAACCAATGACAATGTTGTTGTTTTCCCTCCAATAGCGCTTATACTAAATAAAATTTCTACAATTAACATTGTTCCATTAATGCCTAAAAATTGATCTTTAACTGGAACTTTTGCATTTAATGGCCATATTTTACCATTTGATTGAACCCAATCTTGAACTTCATATGAAACAGAAATTGATTTACCAGCTCTATTTGAATATTCCCATTGTGCTCTTGCTCTGCACCCACCCGAATTAATCTCATTATCTGGAAGAATTATTAAAGGTCTATATCTTGATACTTCTTCATCGTTAAATATGCCTTCTGGCCCTGTATAAGAAGCAATGTCTTTATCATCATTTCCAATGCCTTGCCCCTTTACAATATATCTTGAATATCTATCTTTAAATGATTGATTAATATTTCCACTTTTAATATTTTTACCAAGTTCTAAAGAATCATGTGTTTTTTCTGCACCTGCTCTTGTTAATGTTAAATTGCCATCTGCATATGCAACAGGCAAAATTGCTTTTTCATCAAGCATGGGTTTGATCATTTCAAAAACACTCATTCCCATTTGAGCTTTAAATGTTTCTTTTGGCTCTTGAAATGCTTCTGTTGATACACTGCTATCAGTTACTACACCTATTCCAAAAGGAGTGCATAAGTTAGTTACAATTTGAGCAACTGATTGACCTTTCCATTCTTGATTTGTTTCAATAAAACTACAGTCAACTAAATCTGCTGTTTTATCTCTTCCACTAATTTGAATGCTATGGCCATTTTCATTATATGAAATTGGAATATCTTCAACATATCCATTTATAACTGTTTGATTTCCAATTTTAACTTTACAAGCATCTCCCATTGAAAAGCCCCATTTTTGAAAATCATTAGGAAAAATATCGGTGCCAGCAACACTAAATGAACCAGTTATTGAAAACATTGATTTTTGCATTTGAATATCTGTCCATCCGTCATAACGATTTCCAGCAATGCTCAAAATTAAATTAGACATCAAGGATCTCCAATGTTTCATTTTGTGGCAAAAATCCTGGATTTTTAATAAGAGGAATATTCCTTGCAATAATTTCATTTTCTCTATCAAGATCTTCATACAAATCATATGACAATTGCAAAGATGAAATTACAGCAGGAGGAACAATATAATTTTTTATTGTTGCAAGGTTCGCCCCTATGCCTATCATTGAATTAACAAAGATAGCCCTAAAGGATTCTAATGCATTATATTCATCTGGATTTGCAATTGTAAGCCCATATT